ACAAAGTACTACTGTGTTGGCTGGTGCGAGTAAGTACTCTGGAGGATCGTACAAACACATTGCAGACGCCGGAAAGACTGAGTACTTCGCCAAGATGAAACGAGGCGAGGTCTGTCTGAACGGTTGTCTTATTCTTTCAAGCAATGTGACTTGTTCTCACTACGACTATACCATTGGCCCCAATATCACCTGGGGTACAAGGCATATAGTAGGCAGTGTTGCAGCGGAAGCCAGCATCGATATCAGTACAAAGATACCGGGTTGGTACGGCGTTGATGTTGACAACGCTAAGGGTCGGGTCCTCATCGAAGCAACCGCGAAGATGAAGTCGCCCGACGTGCTCTTGGGAGTTTTCTACCATGAGCGCGAAAAGACACTTAGCATGTTACGTCGCCCCTTCGGCCGTGCGAGAGAGCTTCTTGAAGATGCTATCAACAGGAAGCTACACTACATGCGTCGAGGTTACTCTGCTCTCAAGGCGTTTGAAAGCGCCTGGTTAGAGACTAGATATGGGTGGCGCCCGACGATGTATGATATATGGGGAGCTGCGAAAGCATCTGCCCATAATCAGCCAAAAGCCGGGACACTACTTGTTGCGCGTGCTGGTACTGAACTAAACTGGAAATCCAGCGAAGTCAGCACCGGATCTTATGGTGGACCGTGTGATCGGACCTGGCAAAGAAAGACCAGGGTCAACGGGGGTGTGATTTATACTCCCCGCGACCTATCTGCTGCAGCGTGGAAGAGGCGTTGTCTTGGTTTGACCCTCGACAACATCCCGTCTACACTATGGGAGATAGTTCCGTTCAGCTTTGTGGTGGACTGGTTTGTCGGGATCGGACCGTGGCTTCGCGCCGCGACTCCGGATCCGTCAATCCATGTTTTGGGTAATTGGGTGTCCACAGTAACAGAGACAACTCAGCAAACAAATATGCAAGAGGTCTCTGGCTACGTGGGTACTCCACCTAACCATACGTGGTATTATCTGTGGCGTGGTCAAACTTATCTTGTTCAAGATAAGAACCTGCTCAGAGAATGCAACGCACCACTTTCACTAGGTCCATTGACAGTCGAGACTCCGCTGTCATTCGCGAAACTCTTAGACGGTTTGTTCCTGTTACATGGAAACGTGCTCGATAAATTTGCACGGCTCCGTCTTTAATCAACTCAACCAAGGTGAACCCAAATGGGCATCAG